ACAACGCGCCGCGCCCAACCATCTCCACAGCGCCGTTGCCGGTGGTGTTGAGCTTGGTGGGGTGGCTCGCTCCGGTGACGTTCTCGCGCTCCGGCATCACGGTGCACCGCTGGCGCATTCCCGGCGCTGACGTGTTCCAAACGCTCTACTACCCCGAACAGCACCTGAACGTCTACCGTGCCAGCATCACCGGTGACACACTCATCGTGGAAACGGTCGGGCCGCTCGGCGACATGGACGACGAAGAGATCAACAAGAGCTTCGGCATCCAACTGAGCGGGTGTGAGTCGTTGGGTTCAGTTGACCAGAAGTATGGCAAGATTGCACCCATCGATGACGCTGTGCGCAAACAACTGTTGTTCAGGCTCACAATGGAGCGCAACATATATTCGTTGGGTCGGTTCGCGACTTGGCGCAACATATTACTCGACGACGTTGTGGACGACATCGCGGCAATCAAGAAGCTGCTCAAGGCCAACAACGCCTACGACCTGCGGAGAGCCGCAGCATGAACTGTCCCATTTGCGGTTCTGAGAGCGCGGTCATTGGTGTGAGCCACAGGCCACTCGAATATTGTGTTGAGTATGCGCGCATTTGTGACCGGAAACATCGGTTCTCAACAATGGAAGTTCATCTGTCGTTGTTGGGCGACAAGCGAGAGTTCGATTGTGCTGTGCGTCACATAAAGCGCCGCATCGGCAGGTACAATCGCGACTTGATGATTTCCATGGATCAACGACCCGCCTCATTGGTCGCCAAAGACCTCGGCATCACCGCCACGCGCGTGCGGCAAATACGCGCATCTCCGTTAGACGTTTCTCCTCACAGAAGAGTTGCGAAAATTGACTTGAACTTAGAAAGGAACAACCATGAAGGTAACACTAATCAGCACAACGCCAGAAGCTCGGGAGCTTCTGATCTTCACCAAGTCAACTCGGCTGACGATGTCGCCGGGGTTGATGGATGAGATTCGTGCTTGGCCGGAGGAAAAGAAGCTGGCCGAGCTAGATTACATGGCCAACACAATCCCCAGCTCATGGGAGTTTGTGGATTACGTTTTCATGATTGAAGGCGTCAGTCGCGCGTTCACTCATCAGTTCGTGCGCTCGCGCAATGGCAGCTACGCGCAACAAACGATGCGTGTACTCAACATGTGCGAATATGATTACGTCTACACCGACCGCGTGAACAACGACATTCAAGCGCGCGGCATCGTCGACATCGTCAATGAGAACATCCGGCTCGGCTACAACAAGTTGATTGAGCTCGGGTTGCCAGCCGAAGACGCGCGCGGCATCCTGCCGACCAACATCAGCACCAACATCGTCGCCAAGTTCAACCTCAGGTCATTCGTCGACTTGGCCAAGAGCCGCACCGGTGGACGCACACAAAACGAATACCAGAAGGTCATGAACGCGATGTGCGACGAGGTGCTCAAGGTGCACCCATGGGCTGAGAAGTTCTTGTTCCAAGAAGGGCGCGACTACTTTGCAGAGATCGAAAAGTTCGCCGAAGAAGAATATGGCGGTGACTTGCTCAAGAAGGGCCGACTGCTGAAGATCGTGGACAAGATGCGCAAGGAGGCAAAATGACCCGGATCAATTGCGTGCCGCCTGAAGAACTCTCCCGAGAGCACCTGCTGGCTGAATACCGTGAGCTACCGCGCGTTTTCAATCTCGCGGCCAAAGCCTACCAGTCCAACCGAAAGGTCGTGGCGCCTGAGCGTTATACGTTGGGCGCTGGCCACGTCAAGTTCTTCTACCGGCGGCTCGGTTGGTGCCTTGATAGATTCTTGGCGTTGCGGCTGGAGATGTTGGTGCGCGGGTACAAGCCGCAATACGTGCAACCACCACCAGTCAACTTGCCGCCTGAGTGGTGGGGCGAGTGGACGCCTGACGCAGCCGCAATGCAACTCAACCGTGACCGCATCTCAGAAAGGAAAACTGCATGAACAAGTTCATAATCGTCGACCTCGACAACTGTATCGCTGACGACGCATGGCGCATCCCAAAAATCAACTGGCAAAAGTCAGACCCAATGGAACGCTACCACGACTACCATGTGTTGAGCGGCTTCGACAAGGTTGGTAACAGAGACATTTTTGAACAGCACCCTGACGCCAAGACAATCGTTTTCACAGCGCGCCCAGTGCACTACGCAGCGTTGACGAAGGAATGGTTGCGCCTCAACGACGTGCCTTATGAATACCTTGTCATGCGCAACAACAATGACCACCGCCATTCGTTGGAGCTCAAGCAAACAATGCTCAACTGGTTGCCGCACATCTATGGGGTGCCCATGGAAGAAATCGTCGCGGCATACGACGACAGGCCTGACGTTGTGGCGATGTATCTCCGGGCCGGGATAAACGCTGAAAAGCGAGAGATTCACAATGTTTGTGCCTACACAAAACCCAACACAAAGGAGCCCGCATGAAGACAGCCGCTGACATCCTGGCCGAAATGGCCGAAACTTACCGCGAGCGCAACAAGGTCTATGGCGACAATTACAAGCGCGTGGGTGACGTCATGACGGCCATGTTCCCTGATGGGGTTTGGTTGCACACCGCAGAAGACTACAACGTCTGGCATTTGTTCGAGTTGATGGTTGTGAAGATGACGCGGTTCGCCAACAGCGGCCTGACACACGAAGACTCAATCCATGACCTCGCTGTTTACGCCGCCATGGTCGAATCATTAATCAGAAAGGAAAAGCAATGAGCAAGATTCTCGTCACCGGCTCTGGGGCCGGGCTCGGCAAGCTGGCTGTTGCGGCACTGCGCCGCGATGGGCATGAGGTGTTTGAGTTCGACCGCAAGAAGGGCAATGACGTTGTTGACCCGCAAGAAACTTACGGTGACTGTCCTGAGCGGCTGGATGTGTTGATCAACTGCGCAGGGATCAACATCACAGGCTGGCTGGAAGATTTCCAAGAAGAGGATTGGGATGACGTCTTGACAGTGAACGCAAAGGGCATCTACCGCATGACCCAGTGGGCGCTGCCGGAGTTGAAGCGTTCGCATGGCACCGTGCTGAACATCGTGAGCAATGCATCGCACATGCCCATGACGACATCGCTCGCTTACAACGCTTCCAAAGGGGCCGCGCACATCATGACGCTGCAGCTGGCGCGCGAGCTGACCAAGAAACACGGCATCACCGTCTTTGGCATCAGCCCCAACAAGCTCAAGGGTACCGAAATGTCCAAGGACATCGAGGAACAAGTCATCAAGCATCGCGGCTGGACGCGCGAATACGCTGAACAATATCAAATCAACGCCCTGCTGGCCGGTGAGGAAACTGACCCGACCCAGCTCGCGGAGTTCATGGCCTTTTTGTTGCACAATAAACCCCGGCACAAATACCTGACTGGTTGCGTGCTACCTTATGGAGCTTGAAATGAAATTCTTTATCGAACAAATTGCCCTTTGCCCGAACGATCCAGTGAAGGCCAAACAACTGCTCTCCGACTTGGGCCTGAACGAATGGGTCGAAGACCATGTGGTGGCTGACGGTCGTGTGTTCGGCGTTTCTGGCACGAACGAAGCTGACCTCTCATTCAACTACCAAAACACTCGCCCCGGCGACAAGCCGCTGGAGTTGGAGGTGTTGGATTACACAACCGGGCCAAACTGGATGTCTGGGCGGCGTCCGACTGTTTCGCACATTGGCATGCATTGCACCGAGGAAGAGCTGGAAAAGTTTCGCCAAAAGCTCAACACCATGGGCATCAAGGTCGCGCAAGAAGTGTTCACACGCAGCCACACCAACCAGTTCTTGATTGACCAAAAGCGCAAGTATCATTACGTGATCTTCGACACACGCGCAATTCTCGGCACAGACCTGAAGTTCATCGTGCGCCGGGAGAATGCCGGGTGAGCAACCTTGTCCTCGTTTTCGATACAGAAACAACCGGGCTGACGTTGCACCCATCAGCGCCGCTCGCCAAGCAACCGAAGATAATCGAGCTTGGCGCGGCATTGGTGGATGAGCAAGGTCAGGTTGTAGAGACGCTCTCTCAACTTGTGCATCCCGGCGAGGACATCACCGACGAGATCACGCGCATCACAGGCATCACCAACGACGCGCTCGTCGGCGCGCCATCGTTCAAAGATGCATTGCCGCAACTGCGGCACATCTTTGGACAGGCGTTCGCTGTGTTTGCACACAACTTGCCGTTCGACCGGGCGATGATTCGTAACGATTTGGCGCGGTGCGATGTGTTGGACTTCCCTTGGCCAGCGCAAGAATATTGCACCGTTGGATTGCACAAGGATCAATGGGGCCGCAACCCCAAGTTGACTGAGCTCTATGAGTTCACGCTCAACAAACCGCTGCCGCAAACTCACCGGGCGCTGGACGATGTGATGGCGCTGGTAGAAGTTGTTTTGGCGTTGGACTTGCATAAGATGGCATTCGAGGAAAAAGCATGACAATACCACAGCTGCGTTGTCGCACCGAGTTCACGTTCCGTCAAACTTTCGGGCCTGTGCCGCGAGTGGCGGCAGCCATCAAAGAGCTCGGCGCGCCAGCAGCAGGCATCGTTGACGGCGGCACGTGGGGCCATGTACGTTGGGCCAAAGCGGCAGCCGCTCAGGGATTCAAGCCGTTATTCGGTACGGAGTTTTCCGTCACGCTGCCAGACGGTCGCAAGCCGCAAGCATGGGCGCTGGCCGAGGACACTCGTGCATTTTACCGGTTCAGCACCGCATTGCGCGCCAAAGATTCTGACCCGCTCGCATTGCTGCGTGAGAGCAAGGGCGTAATCAGGTTCGCTGGCGCGGCGTTGACTGACCCGGACACATTCGATTATGTAGACATCAACCCTGCGTCTCCCGTGGCGCAACGCTTTGCATTGGCGCTCGCACGTCGTACAGGCAAACCCCTCGTCCTGAGCAGCGCCAATTTTTATCCCCAGCCAACCGACTACGCCGCATTCATGTCGATTGGTGGTCGTGAGGCAACAACGCCGCAACACATCCTCTCCGAGCAGGAGTTGCGCGCGGCGTTGCGCATCCTGGACGACGATGTTTGGAAGCAAGCGGTACGCAACACACACGAAGTCGCTGAACGATGCGCTGGTGCGCTGCCTACCGCGCCGCTGATTCATGTGGATGGAGACTTGCGCGCGCTGGCTGAAGAAGGGCGCAGGAATCGTTTGTCGCTCGGTCACTTGGCATCTTGGCCGCAGGAATACGAAGACCGGTTGCAGCGTGAACTGAGCGCCATCGAAGCCAAAAACTTCGAGAGCTACTTCATCGTTGTGGCTGACTTGATTGCTTGGGCCAAAGAACGCATGCTGGTGGGGCCGGGGCGCGGCTCGTCGGCTGGTTCGCTGCTTTGTTACTTGTTGGGCATCACCGAGGTCGACCCGATACCGCATGGGTTGTTGTTCGAACGGTTCATTGATTTGACGCGCAAGGATTTGCCTGATATCGACATTGACTTTTCGGACACCAAGCGCGACCAATGTTTCGATTACCTTGCCGAGAAGTATGGCCGCAACTGCGTGGCGCGCATCGGCAACGTCAACACGCTCAAGCCGCGCAGCGTGATGGCTGAAGTTTGCAAGCGATTCGGCATTCCTGACAAGGAGCGGTTCGAGCTGCTCAACGTGTTGATTGAGTATTCGTCGGGTGACTCTCGCTACGGGAAAGGGTTGGAGGACACACTGAACAACACCGACATCGGGCGGCGATTCATGGGTCGCAACCCAAAGGCTGTGGTCATGTCAGAAGTTGAAAACCATGCGTGGCACACAGGCGTACACGCCGCCGGGGTGATTGTTTGTAACGTGCCAGTCGACGAATATTGCACCGTTGGTGCAGACGGCGTAGCGCACATCGACAAGCCAGACAGCGAATACCTGAACCTGCTCAAGATTGATGCATTGGGGTTGCGCACACTCGGCATCATTGAGGACACGCATTGCGTCACGGCTGAAGAGCTTTATGGATTGAAGTTGGACGACCCGAAGGTGCTAGAAGTTTTCAACCAGCGCAAATACACCGGCATCTTTCAGTTTGAAGGACAAAGCCAGCGCACCATTTCAGCGCAAGTGCACGTGGACAACTTCAAGACGGTGGACCACTTGACGGCGCTGGCTCGTCCAGGACCGTTAGGCGGCGGCGCGACCGGGAAATACATCGCTCGCAAGGCTGGTCAAGAGCCGGTGACTTACACTCACCCGGCGCTGGAGGAGTTGTTGGCTGACACATACGGCGTCGTGCTCTACCAAGAACAAGTCATGCGCATCGTGCGCGACATCGGCAAGTTCTCGTGGGATGAAACCACCGTCATTCGCAAGGCGATGTCTGGCCGCAAAGGGAAAGAATACTTCGATCAGCAAGGTGCAAAGTTCATCGCAGGCGCGGCGCAAGACAAAATTGATGGAGAGGTCGCGCAAGACATCTGGAATGAAATCTGTAACTTCGGCGCATGGGGCATGAACAAGTCGCACACGTGCGCCTATGCGGTGATTAGCTATTGGTGCGCTTGGATGAAGGCGTATCACCCGCTGGAATATGCAGCGGCTTGCCTCAGGTCAGCCAAGGACGATGACCAGACGATGGAAATCTTGCGTGAGATGGCCCGTGAAGGCGTGGAATATACCGCGTTCGACCCAGACCTGAGCGACATCAACTGGTCGGTGCAAAATGGAAGGTTGATCGGCGGCTACATGAACCTCGTCGGGTTCGGCCCTGCAAAGGCTGTCGCCGCAGTAGAAGCGCGCCGTCTCGGTACAACCGACGACAAGCTGCGGCAACGCATCAAGGAAGCACACATCAAGTTCAGTGACCTCTACCCAATCAGCCACGCCTACGCTGATTGGTACGCCGACCCCGTGGGCCATGGTTGCCGGGTTGGGTCGGTCATTTATACAGCCGACAAGTTGCCTGACGGCGGCGATGTTTTGTTCATCGGCAAAATATCAAAGAAAGAGCTGCGTGACGAAAATGAAACGGTGCGTGTCGCGCGGCGTGATGGCCGCAAGCTCACCGGCCAGACATTGTTTTCAGACTTCTTTTTGAAAGACGACACCGGCATCCCGATCATTTGCCGCGTTGACCGTTTCAAGTATGAGCCGCTGGGCCGCATTGCCATGGAGCGGTTGGTGGCTGAACAGGATGTGCTGCTCGTGCGCGGCAAGAAGATACCGAACTTCGGCATGATAAAAGTTGAACGCATCAAAGTATTGAACCGCCAGGAGGATTTGAGTGAGTCGACGCCCAGAACAACGCTTGTGGGATCGCCTGCGTGACGCTGCTGCGGGCCGCGTGTACACAGAACGGATAGAGAATTTGGTCGGTGTTGGTCGGCCTGACGTGGACACATTAGTGAAAGGCAACTTCATCCCGATAGAATTGAAGTACGTGAAAGAATGGCCTGCGCGGAGCTCTACCAAAGTCCTCGGTGAAAAAGGGCTCTCGCAAGTGCAAAAGAATTGGCATCTCAACTGGCGCAACTGGGGCGGCATTTCTCTGGTTGTTGTAGGTGTGGGCGACGAAGTGTTTGTATTCAGCGGCGCGACCGCTGACCACATCAACGAATACAACACGCCGCAGTTCAGGTCAGCCGCAATGCTCATCGGCATCGACAACATCGTTGGCATGCTGGTGCAACTAGGAGACAAGAAATGAAAACGCAAGGCATGGCGCATCAACTGCAAGCCATACAACGCATGGTCGGGCGTCAGACCTATGCCTTGTTCATGGAACAAGGAACCGGCAAGACATGGACGTTGCTGGCTGATGTCGAGCGGCTCTACGCAAAAGGCACCATCGACACTGTGCTCGTGGTCGCGCCCAACGGTGTGCACCTCAACTGGATCAACCGGGAGATCCCCGCCCACATGGAAGGCAACATAGTCGCTCGTGCGTGGCGCTCAGGTGCTGGTCAACGGTATATGCGCTCACTGGAAGACTTGTTCAGGGTTCGCCAAGAAGGCGAATCTGTCCCGCTACGGTTTCTGGCAGTCAACATCGACGCGCTGGTGACCAAAAAAGGCTACGAGTTTTGCGAACGATTCTTGTTGAGCGGCAACGCATGGATTTTGCTCGACGAAAGTTCGCGCATCAAGAATCCAGACGCCGCGCGCACAAAAGCGCTCATGCGGCTCCGTCGCTACGCAAAGGGCGCTCGCATCGCGTCAGGCACGCCGGTCACCAACTCCCCGGTGGACGTATTCGCACAAATGGAATTTCTCGAGAGCGGTTTGTTGGGCACGACCAGTTACCGCGCGTTCGTTTCTGAATACGCTGACGTGTTGCCCAACACCCACCCGCTCATGCAAAACATGGTGCGCCGCAACCCGCGCGCGGCGTTCGCACAAATCATAGCACGCAACCCAGACGGCTCGCCGCGCTGGCGTAACCTCGACAAGCTGCAAAAGTTGCTGGAGCCGCATTCGTTCAGGGTGCTGAAAAAAGACTGTTTGGATTTACCGGACAAAATTTATAAAACGATCACATTCGAGTTGGACGCTGCGCAGCAACGCGCCTACGACAAGATGCAAGACGAGCTGCGCATTGATTTGGGCAACAATGTCGAGTTGCCGGTCAGCGAACTCGCCGCGCTGATAAAGCTGCAACAAATCACCAGCGGCTACGTCAATACGCCGTTGGGTGTGCGCTATGTTTCTGACGACAATCCTCGGCTCAAGACCCTGATGGACGCCATCGAAGACGTGGACGGCAAGTTCATCATTTGGGCTCGGTTCAGGGAAGAACTGGACGCCATCAGCGCCGCGCTCAATGAGGCGAACGTCAGTTGCGTTCAATACCATGGCGGCGTGAGCCGTGACGACAGGGAAGCCGCTGTCGACAGCTTCCAAAACGGTGACGTGCGTGTGTTCGTAGGACAACCTCAGTCTGGCGGCATTGGGTTGACGCTCACTGCGGCTGAGACGGTGTTTTATTTCAGCAATGATTTCAACCTAGAAACAAGGCTGCAATCTGAAGACCGCGCGCACCGCATCGGCACACGCAAGAATGTTGTTTATATCGACATTGCCGCTGAAAGCACAATAGACGAACAAATCGCGCGCAACTTGCAACGCAAACAACGTACCGCCGCAATAGTGCTGGGAGACGAGGTCGCGGCTATCGAAGGATAATTAAGCTCACAAATTTAGAAAGGAAAAGTGATGTCAAAAGTCTACGCGCCGCAAGTACCCAGTAAGTACGACCCGGCGACAAAACTCTGGGTGCCTTCAATCAATTTGGATCACGCCAAGTCATTCGGCGAGCTGGTCGTGATGTTGCCGCCCAACGCCAACCGGCTCCACATCAACCCATTGATCGCCGCCTTGCGCGAGCAGATGAAAGATTATTCAGACGAAGATTATGTTGTTGCAGTTGGTGACCCATCGCTCATCGCGGCAGTTTCCTGCATTGCCGTGCGTAAGACGGGCGGCTTGCTGCGCATACTCAAGTGGGACAGACAGTCTGGCAGCTACATTTCCGTGGAGGCGAACGTATGAGTGACTTGCAACGTGCTGTGCAGCTGGCTGAGCTGCTATTGAAGCTCCGCGAAAATGTCACGCGGCTGGAAAATGAACTGGAAACAGCCAAAAAAGACGTGCGACGCGTCGAGCAAGAAGACCTGCCTGACCTGATGCAAGAGTTGGGGTTGGCGACGTTCAAACTCACCACCGGCGAAACAATCGAAGTGAAGCCAGAGATAGATTGCGGCATCAGCGAAGAACGCCGCGCGCGAGCGCATGACTGGTTGACGACAAATGGGTTCGGCGGCTTGATTAAGACAGAAGTCGTCGCCAAGTTCGGTCGTGACGAGCGCGAAGCCGCTTTGGAGTGTGCGCAGAAAATTAACGGCGAGATGATTGAGCGTGTGCATCCCAGTACGCTGAAGTCGTTCATCAAGGAACAAATGGCCGCAGGACAAGCCATACCATTCGATTTGTTCGGGGTGCATCCCTACAACAAAGTAAAGATCACTGCTGCGAAGAAGTGAACGCTGAGTGGGGCGGCGTTTTCTGAGCCCCACACCACATGAGAAAGTGAGTTAATCATGAGCAAAAAAGAGCTTGCAAAGGTTGAGGAAACCAACACAGCGTTGGTGGTCGCTGATATGGATTTTGCCGCCGACGCTGGCGCAGGCATGGAAAATGCCGGTCAGGAATCGTTCGCCATTCCGTTTTTGAGTTTGTTGCAAAAGGGTTCGCCGCAGGTCGACGAAGCCTCTGGCGCGGCGTTGGAAGGGGCGAAGGCTGGTATGTTTTTCGAGAACGTCACAGGCCGATTGTTTTCTGGCAAAGACGGCGTGATCATTGTGCCATGCTCTTACCGCCGCGAATTCTTGCGGTGGGGTGCGCGCGCCAACGGTGGTGGACTGCGCGGCGTTTATAGTCCAGAGGAAGTCGCAGACATGCGCACCAAAGGTCAGGTGGTGGAGCTGGACGGGCGGCTTTATGCGCCTGAGCCGGACAAATCTATCAACCCGGAAAAGAGTGATCGTTTCAACGACACGCGCAACCATTACGTCTTGATCATCGATCAGGAAAGCGGCGCATGGAGTGAAGCGCTCCTGTCACTGACGTCCACCCAGATCAAGAAGTCCAAGATGCTGATGTCGGCGCTGGCTTCCGTTAAGCTCAAGAATTCTGGCGGCCAGCTTTATACGCCGCCGACATTCGCGAACTTTGTGCGCGTCACCAGCGCAGGAGAAAGCAACGACAAAGGCACATGGTTCGGTGTGAAGTTCGAGCTGGCCGGGCAAGTAGACCGCAGTGAAGTCTACGCAGCCGCCAAAGCGTTCCACAGCAGCATCGCCAAAGGCGGCGTCCAAGTCAAGTACGAGGAAAATCCGTCAGAAGTTGGAGAAGCGAGCGGTTTCTGATTGTTGCCGGGGCCGCGCGCCCCGGTTGTTTAACTTAGAAAGGTGACTGATGAAAACCAAAATTCGTTGGGATGAACAAGAGCGCGAAGCCATCTACAAACAGATGGTCTCGCTGTTACGCGACAACCCCATATTGCGCAAAGAAGAATTGTACGTTGCCGCGCAAAGCGTGTTGCCGGTCGAGCGGCGGCGCAAACCTAATTTTTCCTCACTTTACAAATATGCGGATGACATAGATCGTGCACGCGCTGAAGCCAAAATTCGGCCCGTAGAGCCGCTTCCGTCGCCGCCCCCAACCGAAGCTGCACCTGACCTTTTTCGGACCATCCTAGACCAGCTCCTTGAGGCGCTGGCCGACAAGGTCGCTGAACGACTGGAGCTGCGCAAGGAAGAAGCCAAACATCACCCCAAACACGACCCTCAACCGATTTCTGCGCCGCGCATTCCGCGCACAGGAGTGCTGGTTATAGGGTTGCTCAATCAACAATCTCAAACCATCATTAACACTTTCCCGAACTTGGAGTTCACATGTCTGACGCCCGAACAAGCATTGAAACGCGAACTCCTGCGCCGTTCGCATACCATACTAATGACCAAGTTCATCAATCACTCAGTGCAAGACAGATACCGAAAGGCACAAAATCTGCTTTTGTGCAATGGCGGCGTATCAGAACTGTCAGCGCTTCTGAGGAATATCAAGTAATCAGCCACCCAGCAATTGAAGAACACTGGTATGACTGGATTGTAGAACTTTTCAAAAAACCGAGCCCAGAAAAACTCGGCCACAGGGAGTTGGAAGATGCACGCCGCAATCTGTTGGAGTATCAGCGGCTGCGAGAATACTACGACAATATGGTAAAGTTCGAAACACAAAGAATCAAGCGCTTGCGGAAGATGTTGGAAATTGACGAGAGCGCCTTGACATGAGGGAAAACGGTTGTGTGAAACGTGGGCGTACATACGCCGACTGCTCGGCCCCGGTTTGCATTGGGGCCGCACTCAAGAAGAGCTGCTCGCGGCCATCCAAACAGCGCGCGCCGCAGGGCAACACACAGCCGCCGAACACATTGAAATAATTCTCGACATGCGCAACTACGTCATGTGTGAAGAAAAAACACCCCGCACTGAGCGGGGTGAAGACAGCTGCTGAGCCGTTTTTTCAGCGTTGCTGCCGGGGAGAGCGGTCAGATTCTATGTCCATTTCTATATCCGGGCCTGCGGGCATTTCCGTACGCGTTTCCTCTTCGATTTCGCCGAACTTCTCGCCGGAACTCGGTGCAGGCAGCGCGCTGACCGAAACGCCTGTCGTGGCGCCAATTTCCCTTCTGGTGGCCGCTGCTGCTTTGGGTGCGGCGCGCTCGGCGTAGTCTTCCAAGATTTTTACGACAGCGGCTACTTCTTTCGGGTCTCTTGACATCAACATCGTGGCCAACTTGTCGGCCATGTCCTCTGTCATTGTGGTCTTGTAAAGTGCACGCGACGCCATCCCAGTGAGCGAAGATTTCCAGCCGCCAGTCAACGCTTGCGCAGCAGCTTGCGAGAATCCTTCTCCTGAATCTTCGAACTTCTCTCGCATAGCGGTCCGCTTGCCGGTTTGTGAACCTTTGAGGATTTGATTCGCTTGGTTGAACAGTTGCGCTTCGCGTTCTGTGGCGGCTTGGAACAACCTGAAGTGCGCCGGGCTGTCGAACAGCGGCTGCAGCTTGGCTTGCATTTCTGGCGCGTTCAGGATTGCACCCGCATTGATGTTGCGGCTGGTGGTGAACAACTTG